TGTTTTTCGCAAGATGGCGGCGGGGCAAAGCGGACTGCCGAGCGTGGACGGCTACGGCAATTCGACGACTGAAACAACGGTCGCAGGGACTCGGCAGATTGAGGGCGTAAGTCCAGGCATGGAGATCATCGGGCAACCAGGCGAAGAACTGCAAGGGTTTTCTCCCAACGTGCCAAACAGCGAATACTTCCAACAAGTAAAACTGATTCTCCAAGTCATCGGCGTCAACTTTGGCTTGCCATTGTGCCTGGTTCTCATGGACGGGAGCGAGACGAATTTCAGCGGTTGGCGTGGTGCGGTTGATGAAGCCCGCAAAGGGTTTGTTGCCGACCAGTTGAATCTTGTCCGTCGGCTACACTCCCCGGCTTACAAGTGGTGGCTGGCCAACGAAGTAAAGCAAGACGCTTCGCTTCGGGAAGCAATGAGCCGACCGAAGATTGACATATACAAGCACAACTGGAACCTCCCAACGTGGTCCTACATCGAGCCAGTCGCAGACGCAGAAGGTGACGCTGTTCAGCTACGCAACTCGCTAACGAGTCCGCGTAGGCTCCATAGTGCCCGTGGCAACGACTGGGAAGAAGTATCCGAAGAGATTGTTGAAGATAACCTCTACGCGATCACAAACGGAGCCAAGGCTGCCGCGAAGTTCAATATCGAGAATCCAGCAAGCCCTCCCCTAACGTGGCGTGACCTTGTCTCGCTACCGATGCCGGAAGGGCAGACGCTTGCGTTGCAAGATCCAGCAATGATTGCGGTACAAGAAAACGCAGCCTCGGCTGACGCAACCGCAGCGGCCCCCAGCGGTGAGTTCGCGGGACTGTCGACCCAGCAGTACACGCGGAACCGAAAAGCAATTCAAAGAACGCTGGACGAGCTAATCGCCGGAACGATCACGGAAGTTGCCGCCCGTGTGTTCCTGGAATCGATCGGCATGTCGGGCAAGAACATCGACCTGCTTGTTCAGGATGTATCCGACGGAAAAGTAGACACCCTGCCCAGTGAGGTGACGCAAGATGCCTAACGAAATCAAGCTCTACGGAGTCATCGGCGAAGATTGCCGTGCCGCCGACATCAAGAGACAGCTTGATGCAATGGATCAGTCGCAACCGCTCGTCGTCCGCATCCACAGCGAGGGCGGCGTGGTAACCGATGGGCTAGCGCTGTACGACGCATTCAAAGCCTACGCCGGACCAAAGCGGGCGATTATTGAGTCGGCAGCGTTCTCGATTGCCTCGCATATCGCTATGGCGTTTGACGACGTGCAGATCACTGAAAACGGATACTTGATGATTCACAATCCGCACATGGAAGTCGCGGGAGATAACGCGGCACATACCCAGGCTGCGGAAGTGTTGACGATGCTTAAGGCTTCGATGGTCACGGCCTACACGGGCAAGACCGGAAAGAGTGAGCAAGAAATCACATCGGTAATGAATGCCGAGACTTGGATTAACGCCAAGACTGCCTTGGCAAATGGATATGTAAACAGCATCGCCCCGGCGCGTAACGCACCGATGCTTGCCGTTGCAAAAGTGAAGAACATGCCGCAAGGAGTTTTGCGTTCGCTGTGTGGCGAGCCTTCCGAAGCTGGCGATAAACGCGAACCGACAAAAGGAAAATCTATGTCCGAATCGCAAACTCCCGTCGCAGCTTCAATCAGTGAAATTGAAGCGGCTTTCCCTCGTGCGAAAGCCGAGTTCGTCCTGAAGTGCGTCAAGCGACAATTGCCAATGGCAAGCGTTCTCAGCGAAGCACTCGCAGCGATGGACGAAGAAAACCAATCGCTAAAGGCTCAACTTGCCAAGGCAATGGAACCCCCGGTTGAACCTCCTGCCGATCCATCGGCAATGGAAGTCGAAGTTGAGGATGATGAAATGATGGCCAAGGCAAAAGCAATGGACGACGAAGAAGTCGCTGCCAAAGCCAAAGCCCGCAGCGGTGTCAAGCCAATCGCTAAGAGTGCGAGAAGTGCCCCGTCCGCATCGGTTCAGTGGAACAACGCAATTGATTCCTGCTTGCCAAAGTGCGGCGGTAACAAGGTGCGAGCCGTTTCGATGGCTAACAAAAACAACCCTGGTTTGCGTCAAGCGATGCTGACCGAAGCCAACAGCTAATCCACCCAACATATAAGCGGCCAAGGAGCCAAACAAAATGAGTCAATACAACGATTCCGGCTACGTGACAATCACGCTAACGGCAACGGTAGCACAGAACCTTCGAGTGACCGCCGGTGGAGCGGTAGCAGTTCTCGCTACCCGGGCCATCGGCATCGCAACCCGCGATGGAGTATCAGGTGATGAGATTGCCGTTGCTCTGCTAAGCAAGCAAGGCACAGTAAAGATGGTCGCGTCGAAGTCGATTGCCGCTGGTGCTTTGGTTTACTCCGTAGCAGCAGGCAAAGTTTCCGACACGGCTGGAAGCACTTCGTTCTTGCAAGGAATTGCAGTAGAAGCGGCAACTGCCAACAACGACGTTATCGAAGTTTATCCAATCTTCGGCCAAGTCGCGACGGCTTAATCGATCCCCAGGCGTGGTTGTGGTTGAGTCGGAGTAGCTACCGACAAAACCCAGCCACTTTTATATCCGTTTGCTTTGCCTGGGGAAAAGGTAAAGCACTATGCCAAGTCCAACCGGCTCACTAGCCACACTGCGACCAGACCTCGCAACGTTCCTTGAGTTCGATCTTGAGTCCGAAAAAGCGGGCTACATTGCAACGGAAGTTTTTCCGGTTATCAATGTTGCCTCGCAAGCCGGTACGTTCGGCAAGATTCCGATTGAAGAATTGTTGCAGCAACGCAACACCCGACGGGCACCCGGCAGCGGGTATGCACGCGGCGAGTTTAACTTCATCACTGCGGTCTATGCGACCGAAGAACACGGGGCAGAAGAACCCGTTGATGATCGCGAAGCCAAGATGTACGCCGAGTACTTCGACGCCGAGCAAATCAGCACGCTTCGTGCGTTCTCGTCCGTTCTGCGGAACGCTGAGCAACGCGTCGCCGATGCTGTATTCAACCCCGCCGTTTGGACTGGCGGAGCTTTAACCACAGCCATCACTAACGAATGGGACGACGCAGTTAATGCGGTGCCCCTGACGAATGTCGAAGCTGCGGTGCAGAAGATCTACGACAACTCTGGACTGTGGGCCAATGCACTGATCATCAACAAGAAGGTTTTCAGAAACCTTCGTAATGTTGCTCAGGTCATTGACCGCATCGAGGCTAACGGGGCCGGGCAAGCATCTAAGGCATCCGACGTAACAGTCGAGATGTTGAAGGCAGCTTTCGACCTTGACTACGTTATCGTCGCGGGCACCAGCAAGAACGGATCGAAGGAAGGTCAAGCCGCAACGCCGACGCAAATCTGGTCAGGTGAGTATGCAATGGTTTGCAAAATTGCTACCGGATCGGATATGCGTGATCCTTGCCTCGGTCGCACGTTCCATTGGTCGGACGACGGATCGTCGCTTGGCGGCACGGTCGAAAGCTATCGGGATGAAGTCGTTCGCGGAAACGTGATCCGAGTTCGCCACGATGTAGCCGAAGTCGTTCTGTATCCGGAAGCGGGGCACCTGCTTAGCAACATCACGACCTAAGATTGGTTTTTATGGCGACGGTATTTGATTCTCACTTTGCTCAGAGTGCGTTTCCTGGACTGCTTCAACAGTTCGGCGAACCGATCATTTACCGTCCGAGGTCAGGTGGTTCGCGGGAGATACTCGCCATCGTTGAACGCGAGCCACCTGCAATTTTTGATGTAGCAGGAAACACCGTTTTGCCTCAGTTCGTTATTCGCGTAAACAACTCCTGCCGGTCCGGCATCAGTTCAAACGAGGTTGATACCGGCGGCGACATGGTTGATTTTGTTGGAAAGATAGGCGAGGTGATACCCAAGACCTACTCGGTAGGTCAGGTGCTATCGCAAAGCGGTGGAGTGCTAAGGTTTTCGGTGATTTGATGCCAGAACCAGTTTCGGAACAAATACTATCGACGATCAGAACAAGGCTACTGTCCTATTCAACCGATACGCATCGGTCGACTCGCGTTGGAAAGTGGCAGCCAAAGGACGGCACGCTGATTGTGAACTTGGTTTCTCTGGTGCAGAACGAGGAGCTTAGTTGCCCAGGGAATCCGCCCGCGAAGGCGTGGGACATGGAAGTAGAGATTTGCGGACTGGTGAAGCCAAGCGATACCGACACGACGCCGGTTGATACGCACAAGGGCCGCGTTTACTCGGAAATCATCAAGGCTTGCTGCGATGAAATCCCCGGATGGTGGAAGTGGGGAGGAAAGGCGATCAACAGTACGTTTGGGGCCATTGAAGAACATACCGACGACAACGGATCGTTCGCGGGAGTCAAGGTAATGATGACGGTGACGTTCAGGGTGGATGAAGACAACCCATTTAACGTGCGAGGATGATCAGTATCTCATCCTCCTCGTCGGGCATCGGTGACCTTCGCAAGGCATTAGGAGAAGCACAAAAGAAGCTCCCGAAGGAAATCGCGATCGCAATAAATGCGACCGGCAAAATGGCAAGACGAGAAATCGGAAAAGTTATACGTGAGGAACTGGCGGTCAAAAAGCAGATTGCGGAAAAGCCAATCAAGTCTGGACCGCCAGCTAGCACTGCGAAGCTAGGCGTGACGGTAACGCTCAAGAAAGAAAAACGCATATCGTTTCGAGAGTTTAGCCCACGGCAAAACAAGCAGGGCGTGACGTACAAAATCAGCAAAAAGGGCGGGCGAAAACTTATTAAAGGAGCGTTTCAAGGCCCGACACCAACCGCAAGAAAAGTCAGTTGGAGAGGCAACGCTTTTGTCAGGGCCGGTAAATCGCGTTTGCCAATTATCAAAATTAAAGGCGTATCGCCGTGGGGTGTTTTTGTTGGGCAATCAATGACGCCGCAGATTCAAAAAAAGATTGAACGCGAACTAAAAAAACAAATTGAACGACGAACAAGGCTCGTTTTACTACGAGCACAAGGAACAGTAGCGAAAGCCAAGGGAACCTAATAAATGCCACTATTACGACGCAGATCAGTATTCGCCGCAAAGCTCGAAGGTGTCATCGGCACCGCTGAGGCATTGACCGCAGCCGAAGCCGTTTACAACGTGATGGGTTTGACTATTCAGCCAAACATCACGATGGAAGAACGCGAAGGCCAGGGCGGATTTAATTATAAGCCAAGCGTACCCGGTCAACGCGGCGGTACAGCTTCGTTCTCGACCGAATGTTACTACGATGGATCTGCAATCCCAGCGTGGGCCAGCGTGCTACTTCCGGCGTGCGGATTTGTGAATACAGCGGGAACCTTCTCCCCAGTGTCACGCGGCCCAGGGACGGACGGCGTAACCACGGTCACTATTGGCGGCTTTGTTGACGGAGTGTTCCGCGTGCTTTCTGGTTGCATGGGCACGTTCACTATCGACCTACCAACGGGACGGATGGTAAAGTTCAGCTGGACGTTTTCTGGCAAGTGGACAAATCCAACAGATTCTGGGTTGATTGAGCCGACTTATCCAACCACCATTCCGATGAGGATGGCAGCGGGTTCTATCTCTTGGGCCTCGACCAACATTTGCACCGAGAACGTCACCGTTGACGCCGGCAACGAAGTCATCCTTCGCGAATGTGCGGGCGAGTTGTCTGGAATCAAGTCGGGTCTTGTCGTTAACCGCAAACCAATGATTACCGCAAACCCTGAAATGGTTTTGGTTGCGACGCAGAACCGGCACAGCCAATGGCTAACGCCTACACCTGGGCCGCTAGTAATCACCACAGGCGGGGCAAGTGAAAACCGCATTGTCATCACGGCACCAAAAGCACAGTTGCAGAACGTGCAGCAAGGCGAGCGATCGGGCCTTCTGATTGACGACCTTACGTGGATGGCGACCGAAAATGACGAACCTGATGAAGAACTAACTATCGCCTTTGCAGCAGCAGCACCATAAATGAGATTATTGCGACCTAAAGACCGAATCGTTTTTACGTTTCCAAGCGATGCGGACCTGCCAATGCATCAGCGGCCAAAGCTGATTGGTAAGGTTCTCAGCGTTGCCGATGCTAGGGCAATGGCGTCGATGAAAGATGCCACGGGCGGTAACGGTATCGACAGAATCATTGAGGCGGCAATGGTCGGTCTGTCAGGATGGGAAAACGTAAACTATCCCGACACTGGCGAGCCGATCCCGTTTGATTCGGAAGCGTTGGCGACGTGGCTAACGATCGATGAATTGCTGGAAGTTATCTCGTTTTTAACCGGGAGGCTGACCGTTGATGAAAGAAAAAAATCAGAGCCGCAGCACTCATCCGATGTGGCGAACTCTGTGCCAGTTGCTCCGGTGCTTGTCGCGGTTTAGTTACGCAATCGCAACCAGCAGAAATCGAGTGTACCGAATGCGATGGGACGGGTTGCAATCATTGCATCCGTGGATACTACGAACTGAGAGAGTGCCCGCAAGTGTTTATCGGCAGCGAAATAATCAGCGACATCAACATCGTGGCAGCCTGTGAAAACGGCGTGCTCCCGGTTGCTGGTGGACTGCTTGAACAGCCTGCTTATTACCACGAATTGAGCAATCGATTTAAGTCCGAGTGTAACGCAATCGAACGCGAACAAGCGGAGCGAAAACGTGGCTGATATTGAGTTCGTTATCGGCGCAAAAGACGCAGCATCGCCAGTGCTTAAAAAAGTAGATGGGTCGCTCGACCGTCTTGCCTCGTCGACAAAAAAGACTGCGGACGTTGCACAGAAATCGCTAAACAAGATCGACGTTTCGTTTGCGTCGCTCCTAAAGGGTGCGGGGATCTTCAAGGCCGTCGATCTTGCGGTACAGGGTCTTCAAAAAGCCTTTACGTCAATTGTTGGAAGTATCTCATCTGCCAACGCGGCCTACGATACGCAAGTCGAAGCGGTCAAAGGATTAGAAACCGCACTCAGGCTCAATGGCGAAAACGTCAGCGAGCAATCCGCCAAAATGCAAGCGTTTGCAAATGACATGCAAGCACTCACGGGAGTTGGCGACGAGGCTACGTTAGGACTTGCCAAACAAGCCGCAATGCTAGGCGTCAGTGCCGATCAGCTAGATGATGTAACAAAAGCAGCGATTGGATTATCGGAGGCTACAGGCAAGTCGCTGAATGATTCACTCAGACTTGTAAAAAACTCTTTAGAGGGCGAGTTCGGAGCATTTGGCAAAATCATACCGGCAATCAAGCAGGCGGCCACTGACCAAGAAAAACTTGCGATGGTTCAGGATCTTGCATCGAAAGGACTGGAAGCAAAGATTGACGCAAGCAACCGATTGGCGGGCGTCGAAGAAAGGGCGTCCGGTGCGGTTGGC